TGGATCCACGCTCACAGGCACCACCGGCGGCAGCACATTCTACGGACAGTTCTGGAGCACAGTGAGCCAGCCCAATGACGCTGGAAATGCTGTGCCAATGACACTTGACACATCGGACGCATTCAACACAGGTGTCAGCGTGGCAGTAGGCAACATTTCGCACATTGTGATAGCCAATCCTGGTGTGTACAACATACAGTTTTCGGCACAGTTTTCCAAGACCGATTCGGGACAGGACACTGTGAGTGTTTGGTTGGCCAAGGATGGTGTGAATGTACCGGACAGTTGCACAGATCTAGATCTTAACGGCAACAACGCCAAGATTGTTGCTGCCTGGAACTGGTTGGTCAATCCCACTGTGGCCAATACCTACTATCAGATCTATTGGTCCAGTTCAGATTCCGCTTTGGAATTACTGTCGATTGGTGCGCGAACCACTCCCACCCGACCCGCGGTACCCAGCTTAATAGTAACTGTGACACAAGCATAATAAAGGAATCACAATGTCAAAACTCTTTGTTTTTTTAGCACTAATCATCGCCATGCCGGCCTGGGCGCAGAAACAGCCCCAATCAAAACTCCATGACTGGTCAGTTACCCGAGTGGTAGACGGAGACACAGTTGAGTTTGCTGCTCCTTGGTTGCCTGACCCGCTGAAGAAAAAACTCAGCGTGAGAGTGTATGGTGTGGATACGCCAGAAAAAGGACATCGTGCCAAATGCGAATCCGAAGCCAAGCGCGGAGCCGCTGCCACTGAGTTTACCAAGGCATTTGTGGCATCTGCCAAAAAAACACAGATAGCATTGATCGACTGGGACAAGTTTGGTGGCCGTGTGTTGGGTGATGTCATCGTGGATGGTCGTAGCCTGCGTGCCGAATTGATCAAAAATGGTTTTGCCAGAGAATATTATGGCGAAGCCAAACAAAGTTGGTGTAACTGAACAAAATAATCGTTGACACGCCGAGGACACTAAGTTAATATTGTATCATTAACTTAGGAGTCTCAGATGTCACAATCCCGTAATTTTTCCTCGGAACAAAAAGCCAAACTCACACAACTGTTCAACGAAGGCAGCCAGGTCATGCACGAAATTGAAACCTTGACCGAAGGTCTCAACGACACAGTCAAAGCCATTGCCGAGGAAATGGAAATCAAACCCTCAATCCTCAAAAAGGCCATCAAGATCGCCCACAAGGCCGAGTTTGGTAAAGAGCAACAAGATCACGAACTGTTGGAAAATATTCTGACCACAGTTGGCAAGACTCTGTGACCAGTACATATGCCCAGTGGCGAAACAGCATTGGGGACTATGTCAAAAACGACTGGAGAGAAAATCCCTTTCGCTTTTGCTTAGAAATGACCGGTTGGGCCATCAGCATAGGCTGTAGTGTTACCTATGCTTGGACTGTGCCTAACTTGCCGTTCATCCCATTGTACTCTGCTTTTATTACCGGCTGCTTGATTATGGCATGGTGTGCCTACACTCGTGGCAGTTTTGGTATCCTGGGAAATTATTTGTTGCTGAGTATTATTGACAGCATAGGACTGATCAAGCTAATTATACAGCAGTCATAAGGTTCGCCGCCTCAAGGCAAGATTGGTATTTGCACAGCCCAAAGTGTGCATAGGAGAACGAATTTGAGTTATGTTGATGCACTACACAGCCGCGATGAAGATCGTATCTATGTAGTAGAGCGTGTAGCAGGTGCAAGGAGATACGAAGAGTATCCAGCCAACTATATCTTTTACTATGATGATCCGCGTGGCAAATTCCGCAGTGTGTATGACACGCCTGTTGCAAGATTCAGCACACGCAACTTTAAAGAATTCCAAAAAGAAATACGCATACAGTCGGGCAAGACCTTGTATGAGCAGGACATCAAGCCTGTGTTGCGATGCCTGGAAGAAAACTACAAAGGCAAAAAGTCTCCCGAATTGCACGTGGCATTCTTTGACATCGAAACAGGTTTCGATCAAGACAAAGGCTTTGCTGATCCATCAGATCCATTCAATCCCATCACAGCCATCAGTGTGTATTTAGACTGGATGGACAAACTGGTCACCTTGGTGGTGCCTCCTGCAGGCATGAGCGATGAAACTGCTGCCGAGATCGCACAACACTTTGACAACACATTTGTGTTCCGTGATGAAGGTCAGTTGCTGGAAACATTCCTTGATCTCATAGAAGACGCTGATGTGCTGTCAGGTTGGAACTCAGAAGGCTATGATATCCCTTACACTGTGAATCGTGTGACACGCATACTCAGCCGAGATGACACACGCAAGTTCTGTTTATGGAGCCAGTTTCCTAAACAGCGCACCTTTGAACGTTTTGGCAAAGAGTCAGAGACCTTTGACTTGATAGGTCGTGTGCATATGGACTATATGCAACTGTACAGGAAATACACCTATGAAGAACGGCACAGTTATTCCCTGGACGCCATTGGCGAATATGAACTGGGCGAGCGCAAGTTGGCCTATGAAGGCACGCTGGACAGTTTGTACAACAAAGATTGGCGTGTGTTCATAGACTACAACAGGCAAGACGTGGCCCTGCTGGCCAAACTGGACAAGAAACTTAAATTCCTAGACTTGGCCAATGAAATCGCACATGAGAACACGGTGTTACTGCCTACCACAGCAGGCGCAGTGGCTGTGACAGAACAGGCCATCATCAATGAAGCACACGAGCGTGGCCTGGTGGTGCCCAGCCGCAAACAGCGCCTCACCGACGATGACACAGCAGCCGCAGGTGCGTATGTGGCCTATCCCAAAAAAGGCTTGCACGACTACATTGGTGCGGTGGACATCAACAGTCTGTATCCTTCGGCCATCCAAGCACTGAACATGGCTCCTGAGACCATTGTTGGTCAATTGAGACCTACCATGACCGACGCACATCTCAAAAGCAAGATGCTGGCTGGCAATTCATTTGCTGCTGCCTGGGAGAATGTGTTTGGTTCCTTGGAATACACTGCTGTGATGAATCGTGAGCGCGGCACAGTGCTCACGGTGGACTGGGAAGATGGCACCAGTCAAGACCTGTCGGCAGCAGAAATTTGGAGCATGATCTTTGACAGCCACACGCCTTACTGCTTGTCAGCCAATGGCACTATCTTTACCTACGAGCGCGAAGGTGTGGTACCAGGACTGCTGGCACGCTGGTACAAAGAGCGTAAAGAACTGCAGAAGAATCTCAAAGAAGCCAAAACCAAAGAAGACATTGAGTTCTGGGACAAGAGACAGTTGGTAAAAAAGATCAACTTGAATTCACTGTACGGTGCTATTCTCAATCCTGGCTGTAGGTTCTTTGACAAACGCATTGGGCAGTCAACTACACTGGTGGGTCGGCAAATTGCACGTCACATGGCTGCGTTTATCAACGAAGCAGTCACAGGCCGGTATGATCACGTGGGCGATGCCATTATCTACGGTGACACTGATTCCTGTTACTTTTCTGCGTATTCTACACTGAAGCCGCAGATTGATGCCGGAGACATAGCCTGGGACAAAGACACTGCCATACAGATCTATGATACCATCGCTGATCAACTGAATGATTCATTTCCTGGCTTCATGGAACAGGCATTCCACTGTCGCAGAGATCACGGTGAGATCATACGTGGTGGTAGAGAACTGGTGGCCATCAAGGGACTTTACATCACCAAAAAGCGTTATGCGGTCATGATCTATGACAAAGAAGGCAAGCGCAAGGATGTCAACGGTGAACCCGGACAGATCAAAGCCATGGGCCTGGATCTCAAACGTGCTGACACTCCCAAGGTCATACAAGAGTTCTTGCTACATCTGCTGACTCACGTGTTGCAGGGTTCGGACAAGGACTGGGTGATCAACGAAGTCAAAGAGTTCAAAATCAAGTTCACAGAAAGACCTGCCTGGGAAAAAGGGTCGCCCAAGCGTGTGAACAACTTGACCAAGTTCGTCAAAGAAGAAGAGCGACTGGGTCGAGCTAATATGCCAGGCCACGTGCGTGCTTCAATGAATTGGAATAACCTCAGACGAATGCATAGCGACAAGTACAGTCTACAGATCGTGGACGGTATGAAAGTGATTGTGTGCAAACTCAAAAGCAATCCGCTAAACTTTACATCTGTGGCCTACCCCACCGACCAACTGCATTTGCCGCAGTGGTTTCGAGATTTGCCTTTTGATGATGCTGCCATGGAGACCACTGTGATCGACGAAAAGGTGGAAAACCTGCTGGGTGTGATGAATTGGGACTTGGCCAGTAACACGCAGATCAATTCAACCTTTGATAATCTTTTTAGTTTTGATTAAAAAAGTCATTGAAATCTATCATTTTTTGCTGTACAATCTAAATATACCTCACAAGGAGAAGCAATGAGCATCAAAGACACACTACAAGACATCGTGGAGCATACGCACAAGCTAGGCAACATTGATGTGGTAAAAATCACAGGCACAGACAAATCCACTGATTTGGAAGGACTCAGCGAAGACAAATCCGTGGTGTTGCAGGCTGCTTTCAAAACGCCGGTGGCCGAGTTTATTGGCACCTTGGGTATGCCCAATCTTGGCAAACTCAGCACACTGTTGAACCTGGAAGTGTATCGCGAGCACGCCAAGATCACTATCACACAGCGTGATCGCAACGGCGAAAAGATCCTAGACAGCATACACTTTGAAAACAAAGACAGCGACTTCAAAAATGACTATCGCTTCATGGCGCCGGAACTGGCCAATGAGAAGCTCAAAAAGGTCACGTTCAAAGAGCCTGTTTGGGATCTGGCATTCGAACCCACCATCGCCGGAGTGCAAAGACTCAAAATGCAAGCATCGGCCAACTCCGAAGAGCCACTGTTCACTGCCAAAACTGAAAAAGAAGATTTGATGTTTTACTTTGGCGATCACTCAACACACGCTGGTAACTTTGTGTTCCATCCTGGCTGCGGCAACAAACTCAGCCGCGCCTGGAGTTTTCCTGTGAAACAGGTTATTTCCATCTTGGACCTGGTAGGCGACAAGAAAGTGCATATCGCATCCGCAGGTGCTGCCATGATCACAGTTGATTCAGGTATCGCTGTTTACAAATACATCTTGCCGGCACAGACCAAATGACAGACTTAATCTACGGTTTGATATTGTCCGGTGTGACGTTTGTTGGCATCATGGCACTGGTCATCGTGATTGGTAGAACCATTGGACGACTGTTTGGCCCTAGAGAAGATAGATGACTGAGCGTGATGATTTAACTGCCAAGCAAAAGGACTATGCGGTTTTCTTGCCGGCTATCTCGGGATTCTATGCCACATTCATAGGCAAGCAAAGAGATCCTGCAAATGGTCCTTATGTGGATCCTGCTAGGTTTCCACCTGGCATGACTGACATGGAGCAGTTGAACTGGCTCAATGCCAAGAAAGGCATATTCCCTTATCGTTACAGTCTTTACTCCGGCGGACACGCCAATCTTGATCTGGCCAAGCAGGACTGGTCTGAAGACATGGTCAGGAATCGCATTGACGCAGATCCTGATACTGTGATACTGGGCGACTCCGGAGGATTCCAGATTGCCAAGGGAAAGTGGGAAGGTGATTGGCGTGCCGGATCCGGCTGTGCGCGGGCACAAAAATACAGAGAATCCAGTCTGCGTTGGTTGGATAATATTTCTAACTATGCCATGACCTTGGATATTCCCACTTGGGTCATACACGATCGCGAAGCCAACAGCAAGGTTGGAAACTTCCAGTCAGGGCAAGAACTGGTAGATGCCACCAAGTACAACAACGACTTCTTTATGGCCAATCGCCGCGGCATCAACAACGGTGGCACACGCATATTGAATGTGTTGCAAGGTGACAATCATCGTGCTGCCGATGATTGGTATGATACCATGAAACATTACTCGGATCCTGGTCGCTATCCCACAACACATTTCAATGGCTGGGCCATGGGTGGACAAAACATGGCCGATATGGAACTGATACTGCGCCGATTGGTTACCTTACGCTATGACGGATTGTTACAACAAGGTGTGCATGATTGGTTGCACTTTTTAGGCATCAGTAAACTAGAGTGGAGTTGCCTACTCACAGACATACAGCGTGCCATCAGGCGCCATGTCAATGCCAACTTTACCATCAGTTATGACTGTGCAAGCCCATTCCTGGCCACTGCCAACGGTCAGGTCTATTACGAAAGTATTTTCGAGCACGATGGCAGATTCAGTTATCGTATGGCTCCTTCAGCCGATGACAAGAAATATTCCACAGATACCAGACCCTGGGGCACAGGTGTCATAGCCGATGGCATCTATGAACGTTGGGAAGATTCGCCGGTGAGCCAAATGCTTCGTATGCGAGATATTTGCATATACCGACCGGGCGATCTAAATAAAGTAGGCAAGGAAGGCAACACATCGTGGGACAGTTTCAGTTACGCACTTCTCATGGCACATAATGTTTGGACACATATCCGCGCCACGCAGGAAGCCAACCGGCGTTATGATTCAGGTGTGATACCAGAGATGTTGCGCAATCAGATCAGCGGAGACACTTTCCGTGACATAGTAGAAAGGATTTTTTCTGCGCCCACCCGAGAGGCTAGCCTGGCCATCATTGATCATTATCACAGTTACTGGATGGAGATCATTGGTGTAAGGGGATTCAAAGGCAAAAAGGCCAAAAACGCCAACACTAAATTTAATGAACTTTTTACCATTAGTTAGGAGATAGAGGTGTACGAAAATCGTATCAAACATTTGGAAGAGATGCACAGGATCCTGGACAAAAAGATTGATGTAATGGAAAAAACTGGTACCTTTGAAGACAATCAATTGCACGAAATGAAGAAACAAAGGTTGCTCTATAGAGACGAACTTGCTAAACTAAGAAGATTACAACACGACATAGATCAAGAGGTTGGTCACGATGATTAGACAAGGCCACGAATCGGCTGATTTCTTCTTTGGCGAAGAAGTTGAACACACTCCTGCACTGGGCCGGCCGACTTTGTTTGTTATAGGCTATCGCACTGTGGAAGAGATCGAAGCCAAATTGGACATACCTCGCACAGTGGATCATATCTTCTTTGGTGCCAATGACAGTTATCGGCCCAAGACCACACAGGATTATGTGGCCTGGGAAACGGTCATTGAAACATTTTTAGATCGCGGCTTTTGGTGCAGTCTGGACATACCCTTTGAATATGTACAGCAGTTTCACGAAGGTGGTCTGTGCGAGCGTGATCGATTCATTCCCATTATCAAAGTACCGGTTCCTCGCATCAGACTTTGGAACTACAATACCTGCGTTAAAATCGACGACGAAGATTTTGCAGCCACCAATCCAGGTGTATGGGTGCATCCTTTACACGATCTCATGCGTAGATCACGATTCACCGACTGGAGCAAATACGAAAAGGACGAAATAGTATGAACACACAAAGACAACTCAGCCTCATAGAACAACAACAGCGCATAAGTAATCATGCACAGCGAATGATCTGGGTCACTTTCACACGTGAAGGTATCCACCGCTACCCAGCAGCGGCCACTGATCCCAAGTTGGCCACAGGTGATGAATATGATGTATCGTTTCTTGCTAGTCCTCATCGTCACATTTTCCATTTCCGGGTGTCAATCGCTGTTATGCACGACGACCGCGATATCGAGTTCATCCAGTTCAAACGCTGGCTCTTGTCAATGTACTCGCCATCCGGATCCCTGGGTTCAGAGTTGTCTGATCGGGCCGTTTCCCGTGATCCGGATGGAACTGAACTGGCACGAACCTCTCAACTGGAACTCAACAACCGAAGCTGCGAAATGATCGCAGAAGAGTTGTATCATAAAATAGCCCAAAGATATCCCGACCGAGACATTGAAATTGAAGTCTCGGAGGATAATGAGAACGGATGCAGAATCCGTTATAACACCACCATGCCACATCAATCAGTGAGGATCTAAAATGGCAAAGTTCACAATCAAACATAATCCGCGTACTACACAGGTCTTGGACGACCTTGAACTATATCTGGATTTTTGCCGCAAGGCTGGATACAAGTTTGACGAAAAGGACTTGTACAACTACAAGGCCTATCCATATCAACAGTATTTGAAATGTCAGCAGGGCAAGAATTACAAAGACCAGTGGTCCGAGGATGCTCGTAGACTAGGATGTGCCATCTGATGCGACGACTTTACTACATGGGCCTGGAGCCTTACAAGGCTCGTTATACCTTGCAGCTACAGGACTGGAACGAGCGTGTGTTCCAACAGCGTGGCATAGATTATGTGCTGGTTCCCGGTGATACTCTCACCACAGATCAAGCCATCGTCACTGGACAGGTGCTAGACGCACACGGTCGATCATATTTTGGCATGAGCCAGATAATGAATCTAGTCAAACTCATGAAAGAAGGAGAAGTCACCAATGAAGATGTCATCTACTTCGAAGATATGTTCCAGCCCGGAATCGAAAGCCTCCCGTATATCATGGATCAAGTTGATCCCGCTATGCGTCCTCGTGTGTATGTGCGGTGTCTTGCTCAAAGCATCGACCCTGATGACTTTGTACACGTCTGGGATATGCAGAAGTGGATGGGCCTGTATGAAAAGATGGTGGACTCGTGGGTGACTGGTGTGTTGGCCAGTAATGAAGAAATGGTAGCACACATGAAGATCGCAGGTTGGACTGCGCCTATCTACAACATTTCTGGCCTGGCTTTTGGCAAGGAAGAAGTGCGCGGTCGTGTCGCAGGTGAGTTGAAGCCATTCAAACAGCGCAGCCAACGCATAGGTTTTGCCGCACGCTGGGATCAAGAAAAGCAACCAGACTTTTACATGGATCTCATTGAAGCATGGTATGACGAAGCCCGTGGTGGACCTTGCACCACAGTGGAGTTTGCTGTGTTCTCAGGCAGTAAGTTACGCAGTAACAACGATGACTACATGGCCAGAACCAGAGATCTACAGCGCCGTGGTTTGTTGCGAGTCTACGAAGACTGGGACAAAAACGATTACTATGCCTTGCTCAACGACACTCGTGTGCTGTTCAACTGTGCGTTGCAGGACTGGGTATCCAACACAGTTTCCGAAGCAGACACACTGGGATCCAATGTGTTGTATCCTGCCTACAGATCATTTCCTGAAACATTTGCCAATGATCCCGACCGGCTGTACATTCCTTGGAGCATAGATGATGCGCTGGCCAAACTCAAGAAGTTGATGGCCGCACCGCATCCACTGCAAGGCCGGATTTCCAACTACACTGACAAGACCATTGATCGTATCTGCGATGTGTTGCAAGGCAAGGGTGAACATTTATTGCGTCAGAGTCGAGATTACAGGAAACACTGTGCCCAAAGCAAGTACTAAACGATACATAATCACTGGCGGGTCGGGCTACATTGGCAGTCATACGGCCAGAGCCTTGCGGCTCCACGATCCCGACTGCAGTATCTGGATCATTGATCGCCAGTTGAGACCGCACACGCTAAAGGGTGTGGATCTGCATACCGAAAGTTGTTTTGCTGATGCCATGACTTTGGAATGCATGGTCGATTATCAGCCCACGGCTGTGATACACTGTGCTGCGGATCATGTGGTACCTCACAGCGTGACTGATCCTGATCGATTTTATCTCAACAATGTTGTCAAAACACACAGTTTGTTGAGCGTGCTACGGCGTATCAAGCAGCCTCCTCGAGTACTGTTCAGTAGCACAGCAGCGGTGTATGGCAACAATGAAAACGTGCCCATCGAAGAAACTGAACCGGTGGCTCCCATCAATGCCTATGGCAATACCAAAGTTGCCATAGAAAATATGCTGGCAGATTACAACCGCGCATATGGTCTGGACTCGGTATGTTTTAGATATTTCAATGCAGCCGGTGCCGAACCCAATGATCATGATCTGGGACAGCCCTGGGGCGCTAGCCACATAATCGCAAGGATACTGGAAAGCTATCTTGCACACCAACTGTTTACCTTGTATGGTCAGGACTATGACACACCCGACGGAACCTGCATCAGAGATTATGTACACGTCTGGGACATAGCACAAGCACACATCTTGGCTTTGGATTATCTCGATCGCTGTCCTGGACATCATGTGTTTAATCTTGGCACAGCACAAGGGATCAGCAACCAGGAAATCATCCAAACTGTGGCTGAAAAATATGGTGCATTTGATCTCATGGTAGATAACCGTAGAGCCGGTGATCCTGCGAGATTGGTAGCCAGCAACAGCCGAGCCCGAAAACTACTGGGCTGGGTGCCACGCTACAGCGACCTAGATACCATAATCGAATCAGCGTATGAATGGTATCACCAAAACTATTGCGAAAACATCAAAGAAAGTGTATAATACAAAGTATGAGTGAAAAAACCCTAGCACAAGCACTGAGAGAAAAGATGCAGTCCGATGGCAAAAGATTCTGGGCCGGAGACAACATCTCTGACTATATCCATTGGAGTGATCGCGAGCGCCTGATCAATGAAACCACTGCGGCATTTGAACAGGTGCTAGACAGTTTGTTGATCGATCGCGAAACTGATCCCAACAGTCGAGGCACAGCGCGACGCCTGGCCAAGATGTACTTCAATGAGATCATGGCCGGACGCTATGATCCTGCTCCTGACTGTACTGCGTTTCCCAATGACTCTGCGGATCGTTATGAAGGTATGTTGGTAGTGCGGTCAGAGATTCGCAGTATGTGCAGCCATCATCACCAACCTGTGACAGGTGTGGCCTATATTGGCATCCTTGCGGCACAGAAACTGATCGGACTTTCTAAGTACACACGCATCGCACAATGGTGTAGCCGCCGTGGCAC